GATTTAAATAAGTATTCTCAAATTGAATCGGGTATCCTGTGTTTGTAGTGGCGGCTGTCTGGTCTACAATAGAGTAGAAAAGCGCGTTAGCTTGGTCTAAAAACCTACCACCAAGGTGACCTGTTACGTTATTTATGGCATTAGAGACGCGTCCGAAGTACAACCTCAATACGTTATTCTGTGAGTCTATATACCGCTTATCGACATTATCGCCCGGTATTGGTAGGGCTGGGGGCGGTGTCCTGCTGATTAGGGATTCACTCATTACCCTCTCCTGCCATCAGGACGCATATCAAAACGTGTAGCACCTAGTTTCCAAGCCACCCCTTCCGCAGTAGACTCGACCTTAAATGCCATCTGCCGACCCCTAAGACGTACATAAGCCTGCCCTGTGAACTCTTCAATAGGTACAGTAGCAGTACGCGTTACAGTAGCCGAACTGTTTCCACCTTCAGAAAGTGGAGTGTTATATCCAGAACCGGAGTTAACCATAGGAGATATAGTCATTGTTACTGCTGGTGTAGATGCAGTAGACCCTGCAAAAGTAACGTCAGGTAAGACGCGGGAAATAAACATAGCTCTGTCGCCGTCGTCTAGATCAAACTCTGCTGATACTAACGTAGCAGTAATTGGGTATACCGAAGATGTTTCTTTGTCATCGTACCCTATCTCGTGTTTTACTATGTTGTTGCTATATGTAGCGGCTAATGGGAGTTCTCGTAAGTCAGCGTCAATCCAAGCGGTTCTAGCCATGTTACCGTACGCCCAAGCATCTTCCCCATAATTATATATGACGTACCTATCCACAGTAGTGGAACCTGAAGAGCAGTAAAACCACCACACTTCGTTAAACCTCTCATTAGTACCACATATAACTTGATCGGTTTGCTGTTGGTTAAAGTCGTCAAATATATAACTACGGATAGAACAGGGTAATGTTTTAACCACACCGTCATAGCTGTAGAACTTATCTTTACCCATCCAGTAAGCAATATCACTGGCAATTATAGCCGCGTTCTGACTGGCTATTGTTAAGTTACTACCTAATAAATTAGCCCCCCACACTTCTGGGGCACCCAGATACTGCATGCCGTAGAGGGCGGCGTCTGTCCAAACCAACATTTCTTGCCTTGATTGAAGGGCAGTAACTATCTCACTACCATTAGAAAGGCGTAAACTACCAGCTTGGTTAGTCGCTTGAGGTGTCCAATTTATTGCATCTTCTTGGTCTGACCAACGTATAAGCATAGGATCAAGGACACTAGAGCCTACCGGATTGCAACCAAAACAAAATACAAAACGGAATATATCAGATACGGTAGTGTAATTTACTATAGTGGGTACACCAGATTGACCCGCCGCTTCAGTTAAAAATGTCGCTCTGTTACCTGCAACAGCACCAGCACTAGCATCCCAAATGTAAATATCCCCGCCACGGTCAGCTAAAATAAGGTCTTCTCCAAAGTTAGCTTGACTCCAAAGACGTATATTTGCAGTAGTGGTAGCTCCTAGACCCCAAGTACTAGACCCCCATGTGCCCGCACCCCAACCGGAAAAAGGTACTGCATACTCCGCTCCGGGGGCTATTTCGTAAGAAGCTACAGTGGAAGCGCCACCATTACCAGTGTCAGAAACATTAGCCAACACCGTTGCGCCAGAAGTATCAACCGCTTCTACCGTAAAATTGTCTGCATCTACTACACTATCTATTATATAGTTTTGATTAAGTACATCAGCAGTAATGTTGCCACCTAGGCTAACCGCATCGGAAAAGGTTACATAACTACCTGCCACAGCCCCGTGAGCTACTTCAGTTACGGTAATAGTAGCGTCACCATTAACAGCGGCAAATGTGGCATCTCCGGCACCGGAAATAAGGCGGTAGGGGGTAGAGTCGTAATAAGCTCCACCACGTTCGATATAGTATTTGATGTTAGTACCGACTGATACTAAGTTTTGTCCACCTAGAGTAACCCAGTTGAACATAGACCGACACACACCCAAAAACGTGTCTGAGGAGATACGCTCCCAACCACCAATCTTCTGGGGCATACCACGGCGGAAACGGACTTTATCTGTCTCGTACCATGTGCCTTCGGCGTTGTAGCGAGTAGTTTCTCTATCTACACCGGGCTTAAATTGAATTTTTTGTATCGGCATATTCCCCAGACCTAATCATGTCAGTCAATTCAATAGCCCTATTTTTTACTTGCGTTGCCCACCTGCTGTCTAAAAAATGCTCAGATGCAGATTCAAAATCGCCAGAACTCATTGATTCTAAAGCGTTTTTAAATTTAAGCAACCTTGGTAAACCTAGGTTGAATCCTAACGAAATCATGGCATCTTTACGGGCTTCGTTTAGCCCAGAAAACCAAGGAAAAGCACCGCTTAACTCGTTGATTACGCGGGAAATATCATTCTGCAAAAGGTAGTTTACCTCATCATCCGACAAACCTAAACCTGTTTTTGAAATGTTTCTACCTACGCCAATAGTCTCAAGATTTTCAGTATCTAGGTAAACGTGTGTCTCTACTCCTTCATGTCTTCGGAGCATTTCTGTCAACTTACTCATTTATCGTCCTTAGTATTGGATGCACCAAAATAGAAACTTATGATTGCACTTGTAGTACCACCTAACCAACCAAGCACTAAGTTTATGATTTCTAAAGGATTCTCTTCTGGGTCTGCTACAGTAATCATAAATATATAACCTAGGAACCCAGCAACTAAAGTCACTGCAATTATTCGTGGTGTCCAGTCTTTAGCAAAATATTTACGTGCATCCTGAATATCAGCGGTCTGTAGGGCAAACAAATCTACATCCATTTCTTTCATTTGAGCTTCGAATTCAAGCTCTTGGCGTTTAATCTCAGCTAGTTGGTCTGGCGTTACTTCCTGCATAGCCTTTTCGATAGAACCAGCAGAAGGCTCACAACCTAAAACACCGGCAATAATCTTCCCGGCAGCACCACCCAGTGGACCACCCATAGCTGCACCAAGAGATGGGGCAACAGCGCCAACCAGATTCTTTATCTTCAGAAATTTCATCACCAATCCCACTTATCTCTATGCCACGGGCAACTTACCCGATTACGATGAGTATCATCAGGACGGCTACTACGATTGTTTTCACACCCAGACAGGAGTCGCAATCCCCGTGTACTATCTTGCCGATTTTCTCCAAACCTTCCACTACCTTTGCTTTTACCTTTTCCATTACTTTTTATCCTCTTTGTTATCCAGCTTATTAAAGATGCCCGAAAGCATTGACTTAATTTCCCGTATATCTTCTCGATAATCGTCTTTTTTAACGAAATCCGCATACAGTAACCTTTCTAACTGTACTTGATCGCTCCTCAATTTATTAATGGCATCGTAAACGGATCGGATCATCCAGCCACTTAGCATCATAACCACAGAAAGTGTGGCGTTGAACAAAACTTGGAACTCCATCATTCTACATCCATTGGTAAATTCACTATTTTGAGATCAGGCTTATCATCAGAGTATTCATTTATGATAACCAAGAGATTCTCGATATCCTCTGGCGTGTACTCCCCATCAGAGTAATATAGAACAGTTAAAATAAATTCGGCAACGCCTTTCACATTATAACCTCTACCCGCCTATTTTAGAATCAATCTCATGGTATTCCCGTGGGATCTGGTAGGTGTGAGTGATCGCCTTCCCGCCAGACTTGCGATAGACGATCATATCCATCACAGATGCGGAGCCGTAGCCCTGCCCAGTATGCCATGCGTCAGGTGGCGCGAGACAGCCATGCTTCTCAACGATCACACCGTTGTCGCACTCCTTCACATCTTGGTGATGGAAATGGCCCACGACCCAATATTTGTGAGTAGTCTCAGCCCAAGCCTTCGGCATATCTCTCGGCATTATGTTTGCCAGCTTTTCAGCTTTCACTTTGTCTCCGTGGTTAATACCCAGCAGGTTCTTGCCAAACTGCAAATAATGGAAAAACCCCTTCTGCGGAACCATGTTCACTCTTGGCTCTTTTGACCAATACATTTCTAAACACAGTTGTATGGAAATTGCGGTATCAGAATCGTGGTTTCCGCGAGCTATAACCACATCAACCTTTTCAAACTTTGTGAGCATCTTGTCAATTGAGAAAATCAGGGTGTGAGCCGCTGACCGCATGACGTTCTCGTAACGGGTATCCATATCAACGGAAGTGCCGCGAGTTGTGGTGCTGGCAGAATTATCTGAGTGGGTGAAATCACCGATATTCACAAGCAAAGAATGCTTTGTTGTGGGCGCACAATCCACCAGTGAAGTGACAGCATCCTTAATCTCTGTTGTGGCGATGCTTACATCAAAGTCCCGCCCACGGGTCAGATTACCATCAACCTTCATGCCGATGTGCGCATCACCAATGATAATCGTGGGCAGCAGATCAGGATCGTATTTTACTTTTTTAGGTTTGGGCTTTGCTTTGACAGGCTTGATGGTATTTGCCAGTTCATCAACAAACGCTTTAAAGGCTTCTTGCTTTTGTTCAAACTCAGCTTTGGTTTTTATCCAAATCGGGTTCCCTTCTTCATCCTTCGTGTAGGTAGACTGCCCTACCAACCGCTGTCCGGGCGGTACAAATCTCGTATTATCTGAATGCTCCGTCCAGCCACGTTGTGATGCGCGTATAACTAATTTGTCGAGTTCAGCATAGATGTTCTGGTGAGCAATATTCAGTGTTTTAGCGGCGTGGTACACTGACTCTTTTTCCATATAGGCATGGTAATACTCACGCTGTCTGGGTGTGGCTTGGGCTACGTCAAGGAAAGTCGAATCTGTAGGATACTTCTTTTTGGCTGGCATTCACTGTGCCTCCGCAATCATCGCAACGATAGCAGCTAGTACACCGCCACAAAGAGCAAAAAGGAAAACAATAAGTGCCAAATCCATCGCATCTTTTTTGGCTAATTCCTGCGCTCGCTTTTCTCGGAAACGCTGATTCTTGATAGCTCGCCTTTCGCGCAACATCTCGCGGTAAAACTGACCCTGCCCGGAGTAAATCAGAAACTCGCGCAGTTCATTTTCCATCTTCCTTGCTTTGGTCTTTGCGATAGTTATTTCTAGCGCCTGTGATTCGATGCTTTTACCATTTAGTAACTTTTGGGCATAAGTGGCGGTTTCGTTCTCAATACTAGCTTGCGTAATACGCTCATTAGCATCCCAGAACTTGCCAAGAGTCTCGCCCATGTCCTGCAATTCCTTGCCTTTTTCTAATCCCGTTTTCAGGGCATTGAAAGCGGAGTTGGCAAGACTAACTGCCGCCATCACTTCTATCATTTTTCTAACCTATAGCAATCCAGCCTGTTGTATTGTCTTCTTGGTACGCATCTTCATCCCAGTACGCTTCACCGTCCGGCTTGGGCAGAGGTGCTTCCCAGATAAAGTCGGTAGAGTTGTATGTCCATGAATCATACGGCTGCTGGTCTGGGCCTTCAGGTAGCGGGTTGTTCGGGAACCCATCCTGTGCCGGGACATCCCGCAATGCAGTACGGTAGCTTGCCATCAAGCCTTTGTCGTAGTCGATCAGAGGAGAGTCCGGCATCATGGCCCAGTCAGTCTCAGCCAGTCGTGCGTTACGCTGTGCGCGGACATTAGCCTTTTTGTTTTTCAGGTCATTCTCTATGGCATCAGCACTGCGGTCAATGACGCTGTAGGTCTGGTAATAGGAACCATCGCGCTCCTCAACAGCACCCTCAATGACAGTCTGGGTGTCTGCATCGTAGCTGGGACGGACATCCTCCAGCAGTTTAGCCATGTTCAGGTCAGCCAGAGCCGCATCACTCAGAGGCAAAGAAAAGCTGGTGTTCGGGTTAGCCTTAAGAATCTGATTCTGGCTGACTATAGCCGAATTAGTTATGTCGTAATATCTCATTTTAGTTATGCCCTTATAAGTTAGTTTTGGTCACTGTAATTGATGAGGCCGTGTTACCTTGCGTTTGGCTCCCTGTAGAGCCACTATTTGTAGTGTTATCGTATGAGTTATTTGTACCACTTGTTTCGTTACCCCAAGTGTATGATTCTGCGATTTCACTGATAGTGACATTTCCGTAAGTTCCTACCATTGAAGCCATATCTGCCCTGTTTAACATGCACAAAAAAGCACCGTCATAAGTTCCAGAATAGTAGTACGCGCCTACAAGTAATGAGTCTGCATCAAAATATTTCAATATTTCTGGGTAAACAGTAGGAGTTCCACCGACCTGTTCAGTAA